AAAGATGGCACAGCCACTCCTAAGAATATACATAAACACGCCAAGCTGGCAGACCACGATGGTGTTGTAAAAGCCAGCTGGGGCAATTTGAATTACAAAGCAGGTGAAGATTATCTTGTTCGTCACGGCGCCAATGATTACGGTGTGTTAAAGAAAGATATTTTTGCCAAAACTTACGATACATCTAACATCAAATGAAATTCTTCGAACCATTACGCGATGACTTAATGGTACAGCAACAGATCAATAATGCTTGGGAGCATATGGTCGGAGTTATTATGCTGAATCAAACAGGCCGAAAACCTGTTAAAATGACCTTGCCAGAATTCCTTTACTGGTTCCCTACGCCACACGCACTGTTAAAAGCAGACGAAGATTTTGTCAAAACTATAATAGCCCCACTAGGTATGCTTAATGTGCGATACAAAAGATTAATCCGTATGACAGAGGATTACTTGACCTGGAACGGCGATGATGCTACAATGTTATATGGTATTGGAAAATATGGAAGTGACAGTTATGAAATATTTTTCAAACACAACTACAGTGTAGAACCTACAGATAAAGAATTAAAGAGATATTTAAAAGAGGAAATTGAATGCCAAATTTAGTACCAATGGTAATCGAGCAAGAAGCTCGCGGAGAACGCAGTTATGACATTTACAGTCGCTTGCTCAAGGACCGTATTGTTATGTTGGACACGGATGTAAATGAACACAGTGCCAGTTTGCTGGTAGCACAGTTCTTATTTTTGGAGAGTCAAGGCAATGAAGACATTAGTTTTTTTATTAATTCCCCTGGGGGCGTTGTTACTGCTGGCATGGCTATATATGACACTATACAATTTATTAAGTGCGATGTTCAGACTATTGTAATGGGCCAAGCCTGTAGTATGGGAAGTTTGCTGGCCACAGCGGGTGCGCCAGGCAAGCGTAAAATGCTTCCAAATGCTCGTCATATGATCCATCAACCCTCAGGCGGCGCTGGTGGCCAAGCTACAGATATGGAAATCCAAGTTAAAGAAATTGTCAAAATGAAAAAGAACTTGACCCAAATCTATGTTAAGCACAACAGCAAGGGCAAGACTTTTGATGAGTTTTACAATGCTATGGAACGAGATAACTTTATGAGTGCCCAAGAAGCATTAGATTTTGGACTAATTGACGAAATTATCACCAAACGTCCTTAAAAGTCGGTTGACTCTGTAGTGCGATCAATGTATAATTGTTACATACAGAAAGGCTCGTGTGACTAAAACTACAGTTGATAGACAATTTTTAAATTGGCTCTTAGAGAATACTGCACATCTTTCAAACGAAAAGATCAAAGTAAAAGGCCCTGGAGAAAGAAAACCTCATATCCGATTTTCGTCGGGTTGCGGGTTGTCTTCTCGCGACGAGTTTTTGAAATTGTTTGAATCTTTAAATTTGCCTTTTGAACAAATACACACAGAAGATTTTAGTAAGACCTACGACCTTGGCGGCTATGTAAAGTGGAAAGGCAATAGTATTGGCGTGTTGTTTGGCGTGGCCAAAGATGGCAATGCCGAACGTAAAAAGTACGCACCGGATTCATTGGGCTTGGCCGGATATAAAACTGCCGTACACACAGAGTTGCGATCAAAAATTATTGCAGGGTTAACAACTGTAGAACAAGATGTGGGTTTTAGAAATTGTCTAATATCAATGCTAGACAATGTTGAAACTAAAACTCCAATTGAAGATCATCCATTCTTACAACAAAACATTAACAAAATCAAAAGTGACTTTGGAGAAGTTTTGGCCGCCTATATGTTTTGCCTTAAAGAGTGTGAAATTGAATTTCCTGACAACAGCAACAATCCAGGAATTGACTTCTGGGCAAGTGGTCATCCGTACAGTGTAAAAGCTCCAAACGGAGGAGGCAAGGTTAATCTTAAAGATTACAAAGATTCAATTCCACAAGCTACTAACACTGGCAAGTTCCTGCACAGCATTGCAACACACAACAGAGATGACTTTTTCAAATATGCGGCATTGCTATCACCAGAAGTAAAAACTATTGCAGATTGGGTAGGCGGAACAACAAGAGAGGCAGTAAAAAAATACGTAACCACTTGCTCTTACGACGAGCATTATGCTAAAATAAAGGCTGATGCTAGATTTACAGTCAAGAATCAAACACTAGGAATTCCAGAAAATTCAAATCAAAAAGCTACAGAATTAACTCCACGAGAAATGTGGGCAAGTGGTTCGTTGGAACCTTTTGATTTTACACTTAACACTATTATTAATAGATGCTGGGGAGAAAAGAACTCAACAGCAATAACAGCAGTGGTATCTGGCATTTTAACGAATGCAACATTTATTCACGTGGACATTAAAGACTTAAATATTGTAACAAAAATAACACCGTTTGAAAATGTGTCAACTTGGAAAACGGTGTATTGGAGTAGGGCCACTAAAGCGTGGCATAATTGGATGGCAGTTGAACCAACAAAGGAAACAGAATGATTACATCAATCAATGGCGATATGTTAGAACAAGGCAGTACTATTAAAGATAATAGTATTGATCTATTGTTGACAGATCCTCCTTATAACATTTCCGAAGACGGTGCTCAACCAGTTTGGATTGATAAAGAAACTGGAAAAAATAAAACAAACATCCATAATCAAAAGTTCAGTGAAAGTTTTGAACAGAACTGGGACGAAGTAGAACACAATGTATTCCTGAGTCAAATTGATGACTGGGCAACGCTATGGTTCAAGAAAGTACGCAAGGGCGGAGCATTTGCTATCTTTATTAGCGACCAGTATGTGTCCTATTTGTGGACAGCTATGGAGAACGCCGGGTTTGAACCCAAACGAGTATGGACTTGGAAGAAGCCAGCGGCTGTTCCTTTTAATCGTCAAGTGAATCCAGTGAGTGCGTGTGAGTATGTGTTGTTTGGAATTAAGCCAGGTGGCAAAAGAACTTTCAATGCAGACTCAAAAGAAGGTAGCATTGTAGAACGCTATGCGGCCGCAGACAAAGTTAGTAGTATTGTTTATAAAATGCTTAAAGATAAAGGCACACAAGACATTGATGCTGTATTTGAAGAAGCAAAAAAAGAAGCAAAGCGAATGTTAAACGACCGTAAGAAAACAGAAGACGGTCTAGTACAGTGCGTTATTCCAAACACTATTACCTACAGTGGCGGATTGGGTAAGAACAAGATCCACCCTACACAAAAACCTGTAGAACTACTAGAGTACTTTGTTGAACTGCTAAGTCTTGAAGGAGACACAGTGTTAGATACATTTGCTGGCTCGGGTGCTACAGGAGTTGCCTGCCACAATCTCAACAGAAATTGTACACTGATAGAACGTGATCCTACAATGTTTCAAAAGATGAAGGATCGTATAGACAATCTTTCAACTACGGAAAATCCATTAGACTCCAGCTTGTTTGAAGAAACAGTATGAGTGAACCTGTAGAATTATACTGTACCCAGGACAAAGATACCAAAGAGTGGATTGTATGGTTTCTACATCCATTGGGTGGAATGGACGTTTTGGGCACATTTGATAACGAGCAAGAAGCTCACGAATTTTGGCAAGATCAAATGGACGGTGCTCAAGAAGCGTAGAATACGGGCTAGCCGATAAGGTTATCGAAAAACGTCCGTAATTATTGTTTTGGAGTCAGCGGCCTAACATTAGACGTTGGCTCCAAACTATTTAATAGTGCGTTCATTGCTTCAAGTCCGCCACTTGTGTAATCTGATGCAGGGCCTATAAAACTAACTTGTATTATATGTAAACCCTTTCCTTGTGCTGATTCAAAGGCAAACAACACAAAACTGTTTCTCACTACTATATCTTTACCAAACATGCCTTTTGATAGTCGTTGCTCTTCAGTTCGGAAGGTTCCTAATTTGCTAGGAGTTACTGAATCTTTATCACTGGTCAGCTTGTATCCATGCTGTTGATAAAACTTTGCAATTTCATCGCCCATATCGAATGAACTAAGACTTGCAAGATTTTTCCATATACTTGAAGAATCTGCACGTTCTCCCTCTAATACTGCTAGTGTTGAATTTTTAAAATCCCAACTTTGATTCAATTTTAATCCAGTACCTCTACCACTTTCTAATTTTTGTATCTCATCTGCAAAAGAACCTCCAGACTTTAAACCTATCGTTCCTTTGACTGATATAGTTGTTTGAGTTTTGTAGTCGCCATCAGTATTGCCAAACTTGTCAATTCGTCCAGTTCCGTCGGGCCTGCCGCCTCTTGGCTTATCTGGATGATCTTGACCAAACTGTGTGCCATCTGGGGCGGCCGTTAAATTCACCATAGTTTTGCCATCAGGGCCAAGTGCTTGATAGCCTCCGGAACTAGATGGGCTTGGGGAAATGGTTGGACTAACTGGGCCTGTAGAATGTCCTTTTGAACCGGGACTAAAAAAATCGCCGATATCAGAACCTATCTTAGCACCAGCATCTTTTTGTCCAATTAGACTACCAAGTGCTCCGCCAATTTTGGCTCCAATTTCGCCTTCTTCTATTCTTTCCAGTTTGTTAATAAGTGTTCGTATGTCGTTGATCATAAAAAATTCTCTCCTTCTATTTATTCGGATAAAACTAATTGATTAAAATACCATTATGTACGCATAAAATTGGTTTTTACTGTAAACTATAAATATGTTATCAGGAGTGTACTATGGCCCAGTTACCATTCGATTGGTCGGAAATAACCCGCAGTAATCTGTACTCTATGTTCTATTCGCTTAACAGCGAACTAGTGGGCAAAGAGCTATCTCCTAGCCAAATACAAAAACGTATTATTAGACACGTTAAGTCTAATTTACCCATAAAAATTAAAAAGTGTGTGTACGCACCTACTACTCCTGGTTTTATTTTTATGGGCGGTGTATATTACAGCGATTTAGATAAGAAATGCAAACCTGCAATTGAAGTTAACTTTAACTACAATCCTACAGATCGAAAATTAAAACTAACCCAACATCGTTTCAAACGTATGGCTATTCGTTTTGCGGATGTTGTCTTACACGAAATTGTACACCAGCGTCAGTTCCGTGCTAGAAATTTTAAAAATATTCCCGGGTATCAAAGCACAGCAGAATATGCCAAAGACCGTAAAAAGCAAGAGTACTATGGTGACAGAGATGAAATGGGCGCACACGCATTCAATACCGCTTGCGAATTACTTGATCGGTTTGGCTACGATCCTACTACAATTGGTCAATACTTAGATTCAAATCAATGCCGCAGACATAAAAATTCCACTTGGAATGATTATTTGAAAGCATTTGATTGGAACCACGATCATCCAATTATACGCAGAATGAGAAATTTGATTATGCGTAATTTGGAAAATGCCTACTACGGCAAGCCATTTAAGACCACAAACCACTTGACATACTGATAATTACTCTGTATAATATAAACTTATACAGTTAACTATCGGAGTCAAAATGAGCGTTTGTGCCAGCCACATTTGGAGTTTGGAAAGTCATCCAAGCCGTCTAAACAAAGAAGCAATAATCCAAACCATTGCAGAAGATGGGTGCGATGAATTCTTTGCGGGTTGCCAACTCGCATTGGACCCTATGGTTACTTTTGGTGTTAAACAAGTTCCGGAGAAACAAGATGAAGACGGCCCTGGGCTCAATTGGGATAGTTTTATTGTGCTTGCTAGCGGTCTACGCAATCGCAACCTCACCGGCCACGATGCTCGCGATGCCATTGCTGAAGCTATAAAGCTCGCAACTAAGCAAGAATGGAATGGTTGGTATCGACGTATCCTTATCAAAGATTTGCGTTGTGGTACAAGTGAAAAAACAATTAACAAGGTAGTGGAGAAGAAGTATGCTGACTATGCTATTCCTGTATTCGGTTGTCAGCTTGCTCACGATAGTGCTAATCATGAGTCTAAGGTATCGGGCAAAAAACTCATCGAAGTTAAACTCGATGGAGTTAGAGTCATTACTATTGTTCGTAGTGATGGTCGGGTGGATATGTTCAGTCGAAATGGTAGAGAACTTGCTAATTTTCCGCACATAGCAGAACAGATTTCAAATGTTATCCGACAAAAAGGTTCTAGCAAAAGTATGGACGTTGTATTGGACGGCGAGATTATGAGTAGCAGTTTTCAGGACTTGATGAAACAAGTACACCGCAAGGACAATGTAGAAGCAGGTGATGCCGTTCTTAATTTGTTTGATGTATTGCCGTTGGCAGACTTTGAAAAAGGTATTTACAACAAAGACCAAACTACACGCAGCAGTATGGTTAAGTTTTGGGTAGAGACTAATCAAGCGTTGTTGCCCAGTGTAACTTATGTTGCCAATGAGTTAGTTGATCTGGATACCGAACTAGGACAATCTCGATATAAAGAAATCAATGCCAAAGCAATTGCAGGTGGCTACGAAGGTATTATGCTTAAAGATCCCGACGCAGGCTACGAATGTAAACGTAGTGTGGCTTGGTTAAAGCTCAAGCCGTTTATCGAAGTAAGTCTTGCTGTTGTTGAAGTAGAAGAAGGTACAGGTAAGAACATAGGCAAACTAGGCGCATTTGTATGCGAAGGAGAAGATGA